GTGAGGTTCTAATATGACTGTCCCATACACCTTTGGCACGGCAACAACATCTATACCCTTATCGAATTTAGATGCTAACTTTAACACACCCATTACCTTGGGTAATACATCTATCTACCTAGGAAATACCACTACTACTATTGGTAATCTTACATTAACTAACGCCACGATTAGTAGCGGAACTGTAAACATTACCAATGTAACGGTGACTACAGCCAATGTTACTAATATTACTGTAACTGGTACTGCTAATATTGCTACAGGAAATATTACTACATTAACTTCAACATCTATTACAGATTCAGGATTAACAAGTGGTCGAGTAACATACGCTGGCACAGCAGGGCTATTACAAGACTCAGCCAACCTTTTATACTCTGGTACTGACTTAACTGTTTATGGTATAAGAGTAGGTCGTGGAGGTAGTGCTGTAAGTACAAATACTGCTGTTGGTGCAAGTGCGTTGGCGGCTAATACAAGTGGTGCAGACAATACCGCTTTGGGGCTTAATGCGTTAGCTGGCAACCTCTCAGGCATTAATAACACCGCAAGTGGTCGTTTTGCACTAACTTCTAACACGACAGGTACTGGAAACACTGGTAGTGGGTATAGTTCTCTCGCAACCAACATCGCAGGTAACTACAACACCGCAAGTGGCGGACTCTCTCTCTTTTCCAACACAGGTAGCTACAACACCGCCATAGGATATGATGCTCTTAATAACAACACCACCGCCTCTTATAACACAGCATTAGGTTGGAGTGCAGGATATGCAAATACTACTGGTGCTGCTAATACTTATATTGGGATTCGGGCAGGTGTAAGCGCAAACACAGCAAGTTACAACACTTTTGTAGGCACTGGAACAACTGATGGTGCTGGTGCAACAATTACTACTGGTGGAAAAAACACTATCCTTGGTGGCTACACAGGCAACCAAGATAGTTTAGACATTCGTACAGCAAGTAATTATGTTGTTTTATCTGATGGTGATGGAAATCGACAGATTACAATGGCTGAAGGGCAAACCCTTGCACTTGACTCAGCAGTACCCAACTCAGGTACAGGTGTTACATTCCCTGCAACACAATCAGCATCATCTAATGCTAATACACTAGATGACTATGAAGAAGGTACTTTTACTCCAATATTGGGTACTTCTAATGGTGGTACGGCAACCATGTCTTTACAAGAAGGAAAATATGTCAAGGTGGGTAAAATAGTTCAGTTCTCTTTACAAATTGCATGGACTGCAAAAAACACTTGGGACTTTAATACAAGAATAAGTGGTCTACCATTTACAGCAACATCAAATACTGGTGGTTATGGCTGGCCCAATTCTTGCCAAATGGATGCAAATGCACTAACAACACTATTTATTTATAGCATAGAATCTAATTCAACCATTGGATATATTCAAGCAATTAATGTTACAGGCGCGCAATTAACAGAAAGCAGTTTTCCGTCAAGTGGGCGAGTTCTTGTAAACGGATGTTATCAAACAACTTAACTAGATTGGATTATTTAGTCGGACATTTTTAAAAGGAGAATTAAAATGGCAATAACTAAAGAAATAGCAGTTGATCAGATTACAGTAACAGAAAATGGTATTGTATTAGTTCGTGAAGTAACAAGAATTATGGAAGATGGTAACGAGTTATCTAAACAATATCATCGTACATCTTTTACACCCGCTAGTGATGTATCTGCACAACCACAGAATGTTCAAAACATTTGTAATGTTGCATGGACACCTGAAGTAATTAGCGCATATCAAGCCCAACAAACACAGAACACTTTGCCACAATAACTAGGAGTATTTAATGAGTGTCAATGCACCTTTTACTGTAACTGGTAACACAATTGTGATTACTGCTACTACACCAGCTCCTACTGCTGTACAAGCAAGATCAACTACGCTTGGTGGTAATCAATATCGCATTATTAATTCAGGATCAATTACAGCTTTCTTAGGGTTTGGTGCTAATGCAACCATCGCTGCTACAGGTGCAAATACACCAACGGGAACTGTAGCCAATTGTTTACCTCTGTTGCCAGGCACAGATGAAATACTAACATTTATTCCTAATGCGTTTTTCTCTGCCAATGCCACATCAAGTACAACTATTTACATCACTCCTGGGGATGGAAGCTAAATGTTAAAGACGGTATCATCCTTTTCTAGTTCTAGTTCTAACATTTCCAATGTTACTACATTAACTGTTACTAGTTTGACAGGGTATATGTATGCCAACAATACAAGCCCAGTTACAGCCTCAGTCACTATTCCTAACAACGGTTTAGCAAATAGCAACGTTATTATTGGCAATACAACCATTACTTTAGGTTCTACAGTCACTAGTTTAGGAAATGTAACTTTAGCTAATGCAAATATATCAGCTACTACAACAGCTAACGCTACTTTTGCTACATCCAGTTTGCCATTAGTGCCAGCAGGATATATCTCAATACTCTTGAACGGAACTACCGTCAAGATACCTTACTATGCGGTGTAAATATGGAAAATACAGCATTTTTGATTGATGAAACAAGAGCAAAGTTAAATACGCATGAAGCGGTGTGCGAATTACGTTATGAATCTATCTGCGCTCGGTTAAAACGTATTGAAACGATATTAATTACATCTGCTGGATTTATTGTGGCATCTTTGGTAGCCATTGCTTTGAAAATGAACTAACGATGAACATGGAAACTCTTTCTATTGTGCAATTTGGTGATCCAGAGTCATTAGGAGAGTTTTTGTTTGAAAATGGTGTACAGCACTTGTTATTTTGGGAAACATTGACTGATTTAGGTCGTTCTTACCCTAAATTTCCCATTACAGATGCCAATGTTGACAACTTAGATGACTGGTTACTGGCTCATCAGGTCGAACATCAAGCCCTTGCAAGCTATTTAAATTTAAGTAATCCATTTAATATGTTAGATGTAGACTTTAAAAAAGAGAACGATTTTTACGATTGGTTAGGAACACATTTAACAATCCATGAACAAATAGCAGCAAGTTTAGGATTATGAAAATGTTTCCCCACCCCCAAAAAAAACACAAAATTTGAAGAATAATTAATTATGAGCATTGGTCCAGTCACAAATCAAGACGACATCAACTACATGATTCAGGTAGAGAATAATAGGTATGAAAATGATCCTATGTCTGATGAAAGATATGTAAGTTTATTAAAACAAAATCAAGATTATTTATCTAATCTTTATGGAAATATTTATGCTCCACTTCCAGAACCACCACCCTCTCCACCACCCCCTCCTCCGCCACCACCTCCTTCACAGCCAAGTAGAGAAGACCCTAATCAAGTATATGCTTTAGGTGGAGCAATACCTGTATATAGACCACCACCAACTCCTGAAAATCCAACACCTCAAGCAGAAGTTGATTGGGATGCTTGGAAACAAATAACAGCAAATTATGAAGCAGCAAAACCTTATGATACTTTTAATCCTACAGGTCTTGCACTTGCAGCATTATCTGTTATTGCAGCACCCGTAACAGGGGGATTGTCTTTAGCAATTGGTGAAGCTCTTTTAGGTGTAGGTGCAGTTGGAGCTGCTACTTTAGGAGCTGCTGTATTAGGTTCTGCATCATCATCTGTGTTAGCTGCTGTAACAGGTGGCGATGTTGTTAAAAGTGCTATTGCAGGTGCTATTACAGGAGGTGCTGGTGCTAATGTGGCTGAGATAGGAACAGCTATTGCTGGTGGAGCAGAAAACATACAAGCTATGGCAACAGCTTTAGACTTAACTACCAAACAAGTAACAACAGCAATTAGTAATGCGGTTACTAGTGGCGTTGTATCTGCTGCGGTTAATGGTACAGATGTAACTACAGCAGTAACATCAAGTTTAGGAAGCGTTGTTGGATCATATACCAATAATTTATTAACTAACATTCCAGATTTAAAAGACTCTGCAACATTAATAAGCAATGTTTCTAAAGTAGCAACTACAGCTGCTGTTTCTGGCTCGGATATTAGTACTGCAATAACAAATAGCGTTCCATCTATTATTGGTGGAATAATTTCAGATTCGCAAAAAGAAGATTCTGTAAAAAAAGAAATACAAAGCGCAGAATTAAGTAATCCGACATCAAGAGATCAAGCAATGTTTGATAGTTTAAAACAAATGTTTGCCCAATCAAAAGTTGATGGAAATTCAATTGATGCTGGTACGCAATATGCTTTATTAGCGCAAGCATTGCCTAATTTTGTAAATGATTTCACACCAACTACTCCTTTAGTGCCTGTACAAGCTGGCAAAGAAGGTATGCAAAAGTTTATTACGCAAGCTAGTAATGATCCTGAGTATTTAAAAAATGTTTTAGCAAATCCTGCATTAAAAGCATCTATAGATGAATATATGAACGCTTATGGTGGAACTTCACCACAAATGGATTTAAATTATATAAAAGAATTATTATCACTTGCTGAACAAGACCCAACATATAAACCATATAGAGATGAATTAAATAATTTATTTAGTAAAGAAAATATACAAAATTTAATTGATAAAAATCCTGATTTATATCCAACTATTGATAATTTTTTTAAATTATCAGATGCGTCTGATCTTGGCACAATAGATGTAAGACAAAATCCAAATGAAATTGTAGTTGAAGCTAACAGAAGAAAAACGCCAATTACTGATCAAGATATAAAAACATTTACATCAGAAAATATTACGCCAGAAGAAATTTCACAATTAATACAAATGTATGGTTATCAAGGTACTGATCCTGCGTTTACAAATATACCGCAAGTAGTTCCAACAACACCCACGATACCAACAACTACTGAACCTGTTATTGAACCTATAGGTGATCCTTTAATAACACCTACAACTACCCCTTCAGTATTTCCTACAACAATACCTAGTACGACACCAAGTGCTGATCCAAATGTTGATCCAGCAGCTTTACCAACAGGTAGAATCGAACCTGCTCCTAATTTACAGACTCGATTACAAAATAGATTAAAGCCGTCACCAGTAAAACCAACAACAGATAAAAAAATTATTGATTTAATTTTTCCACCAACACAAACAGATAAATTAGTTGATACAACAAAACCTACTACAACAAAATCAACTATTCCAACAGAAACAGAAGATTTGCCAGTAATTCCTGAAGTTGATGATGAAGAAGTAGTTATTAGTAATCCTGAAAACCCAGAAAAACCAGTAAAACCAACAAAAACTACTGATAAAACTGTTGTTTCAACTTCTGTAATTCCACAAAGAATAAGTCCATCAACGCGAAATAGACCATTATCAACAGGACTTGGTATAGATACAAATGTCGCTGCTTTGTTAGGAACAGGATTACCATCAAGACCAGATGTTTCAAGTACATCAGAACCTTATTTATTAGGAAAAGATGATAAGAGAAAAGATGTGTGGAATAGAGAATCTTTAAGAGGAGCGTTAGGAATATAACATGGCTAAAAATCTATCAACAGCATTAAGTACTGACCTTGCAGGACTTGCACAATTACTCCGTTCTAAAGGGCGTGGTAAAGACTCAATCCTAGCGCACATTAATCCTCAAGAAGCTGCCTTACTTAGAAGAGCTGGTGGTAGTGGAGAACCTAATCCTGAAACTGGCTTGCCTGAGTTTCAAGAGGATTATAGTTATGATTCATCAGGGGATTATTCTAGTTTAAGCACAGCAGGAACAGATTTTAGTCCTGAAGAAAATGCGGTATATGGATATACTGGTGCTAATAATGCTTATTATCCTGATCCAGAGGCACAAGTAGGTGGATATTATGGCGGTGGTAGTTCTTTTCCAGAAGAATTACAAGCATCAGCACCAGCACTAACAACTGACGTAGAATCTCAAGCAGGTGGTTTTTATGGTGGTCAAAGAACAATACCAACTAATGCTCCTGAGTTAGCAACACCACAAAAGCCTAGTTTCTTAGATCAATTAGGTAAAGATACTAAAGAAGCCTTAACAAAACCTGAAAATTTAGGTCGTTTAGGTTTAGCTGGTGGATTAGGATTAATTGGCGCATTTCAAAATAAACGTCTTGCTGGTCAATCGCAAGCTGCCACAGCAGAACAAAAAGCTATTGCACAACCATATACAGAAACAGGACAAAAGTTAATGACACAAGCGCAAGCTGGTCAATTGACTCCTCAATCTCAAGCATCATTAGACGCTGCTAAAGCTCGAATAGCTCAATCAGTAGCAAGTCGTGGCGGTGTTGGTCAACAACAATCTGCTAATCAAATTGCACAAATTTACAATAACTTATTAGATAATCAATTTAAATATGGTTTGCAAGTAGCCCAAATAGGTGACAATATTGCGTTAGGTGCTATCCGTACAGGATTGCAAATGGATCGTCAAATGGCAACTAATACACAGAATTTTTATACTCAGTTAGCACAAATTGCTGGCGGTGGAACGTATGGTTATGCACCACCAACGGTTGTAAGAGGAGCTTAATATGATTAATCCTGATGAAATTACTAGTCAAAATAATTTACAAAAAGGTTTAAATATTAAACCTGAAGTATTGCCGACTAAATTTCCTGAAGCACCAAAGGTTGAAGTACCTCCTTTAAAAACAGAAAAGTATGATCCAATAACACAACAATTCTTAAAAGATCAATCAGGCTTGTTGCAACAAAAAACACAAGTAGATGTAGATACTGCTCGAACTAAATTAGGAATGGATGCAGCTAATCTAGGATTAAAGTCTAGTATTGAAAAACAATATGCTACTGATATACGAAGTGATATAGATGCTAATCAATTAAAAAAAGATGAATACCCACGCCCAGAGTTTCATCCTACTAAAGAAAACTTAGCCTCATTAGGCGCACTATTCAGTATGGTTTCTACTTTAGGAATGATAGTAGGTTCATCAGGAAAGATGGGTGCTAACAATGCCATGAACGCTATGACAGGAATGTTAAAGGGTTGGCAAACAGGTCGTAAAGACTTGTATGAAAAAGAAGTTAAAGAATTTGATAAAGAATACAAGCGTATTACAGACCTACGTAATGAAATAGAAAAACAATTAGAAAAATCTATTCAATTACGTGGCATAGATAAAGAAGCATCCTACGCTGCTGGACAACAAGCAATTGCTTTAGCTGGAACTAACTCTGTTTTAGGTAATATGCTAAATAAAGGTAATGTAGATGGTGCATTAAAATTATTAGATAGTGGTTTGACTGTAGACTTTAAAGTAAAAGAATTTAAACAAAAAGAAGAAGATGCCCGTTTAAAAAGACTACAACTAAACAAACCTAACAATGAAATTTTAGTAAAACCTGATGGTTCTGTAACAGTTATTGATAAAAATACACTAGCAATGAGAGTGTTTCCTGCTGATTCTGAATTTGCACAAAGTGTTGCTGGTTCACAAAGATTGGGTGCTAAAGATAGTGCTTTAAAACCGCCTGATCAAAAAACTAGACTTGCACATGATTTTAGAGAATCAGTAATTCCAGCCTTAGAAAAAGCATTGCCAGTTTTAAAACGATTACAAGATGAAGGTAAATACCAAAAATTTACTAATGCGTTAGGTATTGATAAATACATACCTGGTAATCCAGCAGAACAAGCATTTGCAAATGATGTTGAAGTTTTAAACTTAATACGAACATTAGCTAAATTTAGATCAGCAGAGTTTCAAACAGCAGGTCAAGCATTAACTAAAAATGAAGATAATATAATGAGACCATTGTATCAGGGTGGATTTAGACCATACTTAGCTTTAGAAAATGCTATGAAAGAAGGATTGAGCGAGCTTAGACGTGAACAACTAAATGCAGAAAGACAATATCCAGGGTTACGAGGCGGAGAAAATGTTCCATTGCAAGTTCCACAGGCACAAACAAAACCAATGCCAACTGGCGAAAAATTAAAAACGTATGCTGATACAAATTTTAATGGCAATGAACAAGCAGCAAAAGATTATTTAGCTACTCAGGGATATAGATAATGGCTGACATTAGCGATCTACCAAAACCAGTAAAAACAGATATTTCTGATCTACCCACACCAAAATCAGATGTGCCTTCTATAGAAAAACCTAGAGAAAAAAAAGAACCAGATATATTTGATCGTGCAAAAGATGTAGTTGGTACAGCAACTATTTCATCTGCGTTGGGTGCTGTAGCTCCAGAAATTTTAACTGGTGCTGGAATGGGTTTATCTATGTTTCCTTTAACAGCTCCTGCTGGTCCACCATTGATGATGATGGGTCGTGGTATGCGAGGTAAAAGATTAGCAAGTGCTGGTGCAGGTTTGGTAAGCGGTGCTGCCGAAGAAGTTGTAGGACAAACTGCTCGTGATGTTTTTAACGCTAGTAAACCTACTGAAGAAATAGCTCGTTTTACAGCAGCAGCCGTAGCTCCTGAATTTTCAAAAGCACTTCTTAAAGGAATTGGTTACATGATTCCTGTAGCTACAAAAGGCACAGTCAATCAAGCAATGAATGATGTAGCTAAGATGTTTGGTACAGAAGAAAAAGTATTAACCCCAAGTCAAAGATCATTCTTAGAAAAAATTGTTAATGACATACGTGGTGGAAAAGTAGGAGATCAGCCAGCGATTTATTCCTATAATGTTTTAAAAGAAGGAACTGATAACTTAATATCTAGCTATACGCAACAAATAAATCTTTTAGAAAAACAAGCAAATGATTTAATGTCAGGTGCTACACAACGTTCTGTAAATTTAGATAGAGAGTTGTCTGCTGGTATACAAAAGTTAAATCAAACTGCTGATATGTCGGCACGGTCTGTAATTAATACTGCTGAAGCAAAAGCTAATGCAATTCGAGATAGAGCAAAAACTTCTTCATCAAATATTGGAGATGTTTTAGAAATAGATGCTAGACAAGCAATTAAACAAGGTCAAGAACAAGCTCAACAGATATTGCGAGATGCACAACAAAGAATATTAAAGCTACGCCAACAAGCTGGTGGGCAGGTTGTTAAGTCAACTAGAGAATTAAGTGCAGCACAACAAAAGATTGCTGACATAGGTACTCCTTTAACCGAAACACAGTCTGGTGAACAAATAAGAAATTTGTTGTTGCCAAGGTTTGATTTATTGAAAAAAACAAGAGATCAAAATGCAGACGCTAATTTTAGTGAGGCTTTTAATTTTGCTTTAGTCAAAGAACAGCAAGGTAATACAGCAAATAAAACTCAAGCATTTGCAGATTTTAGTAAACAAGTCAAAGATGCTTTGACAGACCCTACAACTAATTTAGCTAATGTTCCTGAAGGCGCAATTAAACAACAATTAACAGCTATATCAAAAGCCTTAGACCCTACAGTTAGAAAAGAAATTGATGGAGTGTCTGTAGAGATACCTAATGCTTTATTAAGTTTTCGTGGATTAGAAACATTACGTAGGGTATTAAGAGATAGAGCATCTGGATTACCTGCCGAAGGTGCGGATGCTATTAGCCAAAGCACAGCTAGAAAACTTGCTGAGGGTGTTGAGTCTGTTCAAAGAGAATTTTCTCCTGGCATTGCAAATGCTTTAGAACAATACAAAAATGATTCGATACCTTTAAATGCTTTTAAAACAAAACTAGGTCAAATGATTGTTGGTAAAGAAGATTTTGACATGGGTCGTTTTGTCACAAATCCAGCAAGTATTGCTAAATCTGTTTTTAATAATGAAACTGCTATCAAAGATATTGTTAATTTGTCAGGTGTAAACCCACAGTCTATAGAAAATATTGCTAGAAATTATGTTGTTAACATATTAAAAAATGCTGATGCAAAAAAGATTCAATCGTTTATGCAAACGAATAATGATTGGTTAAATGAGCGCACATTGCCTAAACTGTTTTCTGAGTTAAATACTGCCTCACAAGGTTTAGGTAGAGCTGAAACTTTTGGTGGAGCAAGAAGTACATTAGCTCAAACATTACGTACAGAAGCACGAAATTTACCTAAAATAGCTGAAACTTCTGCCCTAAAAAGAGAGCAAGAATTAACGGATGTAGCGCAACGTTTTCGAACTACAGGTGGCAAAGCGGGTGAAAACATCCTACAACAAGCAGAGAAACAAGCAGAAAAAGTTACAAGTGATGCACTTAAACAAGCTGAAAACATAGCAAAAAGTGCTGAAAAACAAACAACTGACGTTACTAAAGCTGTTGGCAGACAACAAGAACGAGTAGTCTCAGAAGCAGAAAAACAAGCAAATTTATTACGTAAACAACAAGCTCCTCTTACTTCTCAAAGTGAAGCAATACGTAAGTTAATCTTAGGTGATGCCTCACCAGTAAGGCGTATGGAAGAAATTATCCTAAGTGGAAGCCCTAAACTTTGGGAGCAAGTAGGACCAATATTAACTAAAGATGCTCAAACGCAAAAAATGGCAGTAGATGCAATTCGACAAATTGTTGCCAATAAAGCTAGTAGAAGTCCAGCAGGAGCAATTGATGCTTGGCGTAAAGATATTGCTCCTTTTGTTGAGTCAAGTGGTTTAATGACTAAAGCTGACATAAATGTATTAACATCTAAGATTGACGAATTAAGTAGTCGATTAGATATTAGTCCACAACAAAAATTAAGCAATATTCAAGAGTTATTAATTCGTACAACGTTTAGAGGTTTAGCAGCCGAATCTGCTCGTGGTTTAAATTTTTTAACTAATCCTTTAGATGCTTTGCTAGGTAAATAATGAGTAAGAAGAATAAAGGCGTTAATCCAGACCTTGAAGATGCTGTCAGTAAGCTATTGCAAGAGGTGATGCAAGATGACCAAGCCTCTTTAACAGACAAATGTAAAGTGATTGATCGAGCAATCAACATTGAAAAATTGAAACAGAAGTTAAGTGACGATGAGTGGGGTAGTGGATTTATCAACACAGATGATGACGAGTAGGTTAAACTGTGTACTGGTTAATCAAAGGGGATAATTATGGAAGCAGTTTCATTAATACGTTTAGCATTACAAATTATTACAGATCGTTTGTTGGTAATCATTGCTCTAGGGTTGTCATTTAGTCTAGCCTGTTGGACAATGTATATACCGACATTGGAGAGATTGGGAACTATGGCATTTTTTTGTGTTTTCAGTTTTGCATTAATTCACATGAAAGATAGGACTAAAAATGAGAAACCCGAAAGATTGGACAAACAAGAGTAGTGTAAAAGGTGCAGAAGAATTAAATTATTCTCAGATGCCAGGCAAGCCAACACGCCCACAGCAACCATCTGACACTACAATTCGTACACAAAAATGGTCACCAGGACAAGTTCCGATGGGTGGATTCCGTAGTGTATTTTGTTTTGAAGAAGGCGAATACAATAGCAAAATATCTTCTACTACAAAACCTGAGAAAAATAGGATTATCTAATGGCTAATAATATTCCTTTTCAGCCGATGGGAAAAACGGTTAAGGTAGTTGCTACTGGAGCTGCTAATACGGAATCTGTTGCATTTACAATTACTTCTACTAGCCCTGTTAATCAATATTTACTTTCAAATGATAGCGTAAACAATTTTGCTTATGTTTGGATTAATGCAACAAATAACTTTAATGTTGCTTTACCAGAAACAGCCACATTGGGTAGCTTTGTTGTTCCATTGCCACCATTTAGTTACAAAGTAATTACAGGACCACAAGTTAGTCAAACAGCAAATGTATATGCAAAAGTGATTGGTGATTATACAAATTCAGCAGCTTATGTAACCCCAGGAGAAGGTTTATGAAAACATATATTTTAGAACGTATTAAAGAAGCATCCACATGGCGTGGAATCATCTTAATGTTAACTGCTGTTGGTATACCTATTGCGCCTGTAATGGCTGATAGCATTATTTGCGCTGGTCTAGCTATTGCTGGTTTGATTGGAACATTCTCGCCTGACAAATGAACTTAACTGAACATTTTACGCTTGAAGAACTTACGCATACCGATCATCGTACATTGGATAATAGTCCGAATGATACTGAAACTGCAAACCTCACCCGTCTTGCTGAGTTCTTGGAAGATGTTAAAACATTATTGGGAAACAAGCCCATTATGGTTAATAGTGCTTTCCGCTCTAAACTGGTTAATGATGCTGTTGGTTCTAAAGATACTAGTCAGCATCGGGTGGGTTGTGCTGCCGACATAAGAGTGCCTGGCA